GTGCCTACATGGGGTGCTGGGGTGGAGGCTAGGTACAAGATATTTTGTCCGTTCTGCGAGGAGATAATGGTTCGAGACGATCTCCCTAAGAAGTTCGGACGAGCGTACAGCTGCACGGAGGGGCATAGCATCGAGGTTCACTTCAGCTTTACCGACATGAGCTGGAGATAAAGTATACTCAGGCTGCCTAAGGTATTGGATAAGAGCGTTAAAGATAGCAATCCCGACGTAAAAATCGGGATTAAGATGCGGGTTTTTAACTGGCACCTTCATGAGGCTATCACTCGATGCGGGTGGACTCGCGCTGAGGCGGCTGCCCGTATGGGCATCACGCCAAATACGCTGTATAGGTATTTATCTTTTAAGGCCTACCCGTCGCAAGAACGACGGCTGAAGATCTCCGTTGTCTTGGGCGTTGGGGACGAAGAGCTGTTCCCCGCTCGTTTGGAGGGCTTTCGGATGAGTTCACACCCGATAGAGTTTGCGGTAACCGAGAGTAACGCCGCACTTCTTATGGGCGTTGATGATACGGAGCCGACCGACAGCTTGGCGTTTTTGCGTGAGGCGCTATCTAAGGCCGTCGGAAGCCTGCCTGACTCAATGCGGTACGTTATCGACCGGCGCTTCGGGCTAACTGACGGGATCTCCCGCACGCTGGAGGAGGTCGGAGCGGAGCGCGGGGTTACGAGGGCTCGGATCGGGCAGATAGAGCAATCAGCCATTAAGGCGCTGCGTCACCCGTCGCGCAGGCGTTTTTTACGAGGCTTTGAAAACCTGTGCGTCCCGAGTGTTTCTCATATAAGATTCTATGATTAAAGGCAAATCTTACAATGGGCCGACGGCATAAAGACGATCATCACCCGGCGATAAAGGCCTCTAACACCTTTTCCCACGAGTTCGAGTACCCCGCCTGGCTAGAGGATATGCCTTGGTGGAAGTCGTTCCAGCACTCTCAGAAGCAGTTGCTTCTTATACGTACCAGGACCTCTAACGATAAAGAGGCCCTGCGCCTTGCGGGTTATAATTGGATTCGGTGGAAGGCCCAACGACAACGGGCCAAAGAAGGGCTCCCGAGATCCGTTGCGTTCATGGAGGCTTTTCACGAGGCTGGACGCCGGTCTCTTAATATCCCCTCTGTGGACGAGGGGCTACTGCGTAATGAGGCAATTAGCACTATTACTGATATAATGCGGGGCGAAATAGTGCAGAGCGCCTCAACCAGGCTGGCCGGGGCCAGGGCTATCTTGGCCGAACTTAAGCCTAAGCCCGTAGTCCGGCAGAGGGTTGAAACTAACGGAGAGTTCCCAATGGAGATCACGGGGCTGCCTAGCGAGGCTTAATAGTAATGGTGGACCTTAGTAAATTTTATAGCCCGCACGACGGGCAGAAGGGCGTTCACTCCTCTAAGGCTAAGGAGAAGTGGCTAGAGGCCGCGAGACGCTGGGGCAAGGGGCGGACGGCCTTTGGGGAACTTCTTGAGGCGTATATAGAGACGACTAAGCGTCCGAGGGAGGTGATCGAACGGTACCAACTCGTGCCACCTGGGCTGCACGCTTGGATCGTCGTTCCGAGCTACCCGCAGGGTCGCCAGGTGTGGAACGAGCTGCTTCAGCTATTACCCCCGGCCTTTAAGGGGCAGGTGGACCGGGACGGGTGGGTAGTGTATTTACGATACGCGACCCCCGGCTTGTGGGGCATGATTGAGGTTAAGTCCTCTTTTGACAGCACGTCGTTGCAAACGGTGGGCCTGGATTTTCTGCATATCTCAGAGTCACAAGACGTTGAGGATGAGGCCTTCAGGCGGTTGAGGCCCGTGTTGCGATCCCCGGGCCGGCTGGGTAGGGGGTTTTACGAAGGGATACCAGCCCTCTGGCGGGACCATTGGTTCTGGAGGGGATGCGAGGCGGCCAAGGCGAACGGTCATCAGGGGAGGCACCAGTATTGGCGGTTTACCGTTTACGATAATCCGCTGTTGCCTAAGGAGATGCTCTCTGACGTTGAGAACGACCGGGAGCTTCTGACCGAGTCTACCTGGCGGCGTATGTATTTGGCCGAACGCTCTGAGTCCGCCGGGTTCTTTAAGAATATCGACTCTTGTATCGTTGGGGACCTGCTCACTGAGCCCCTGCCGGGGAAGAATTACGTGGGAGGCATGGACCTGGCGGGAGGCGGTGACGACCTCACGGTGTTGCACATATTCGATGCCGACGAGCGTAAGCTGGTATACCACCAGACTTGGGACGCAACGCCCTGGCCCGACGTGAGACAACACGTTGCGGCCATTCATGCCGAGTGGAATATTCAGATGCTACGCGTTGACAGCTCCGGTCTGGGCGGTAATATCATGTCCCAGGAACTTATGGATATGAATTTGAACGTCGATCCGTTCGCGATAGTGGGCGAACGACGGCGCGACATGCTTGGAGAGCTACAGGTGGCCCTGGAGAGGGAGAGCATCCATTTCCCGAACGTGCCGATATTAGTTCGGCAGCTTAGAGCTTTTCAATATCGGCGCATGCGTAACGGTCTATGGCGTGCTGAGGCTCCGCCCGGAGAGCATGACGACGAGATCTTCGCGTTGGTGCTAGGTCTGCAAGCGTGCAACCCGTCAGTCCCGGTGGGTCCGGTGGGGACAATGGGGTCTAGGAGATACATACAGACCCAGTCGGAGGCTAACGGCCACTCGAACCCGAACAGGCTTAGTCAAAAGCTGTTGGCGAAACGGCGGACGAATCGCATGAAGCAGCGAATGGAAAAGGCCGGTCTGCTAACGCCTAACTAATATGGTATGTTAATTTGGAAAAACTTTCTTAACGTGGAGCGAACTCATGGTACTCTTAGATACTTATAGATCTAACGGCACGGTTCGGGTCTTCGGAGATAACGCTGGGCCTCAAGGCCCTGTCGCTCCCACCATCGAGCAGGTCAATACTATAAGGTCGGACTATAGTCTCTATTACAGTTCTTTTCACGGCAACTGCCGGGAGGAAGAGGACTTTTATTTCGGAAACTTCACCATCCCGACGCCGATAGATATGGCGATAGATCCCGTTAAGCCCGCTACGGCCAATGCGATTGTTAACGTCGCGACCGACCACGTTGATACGGACAACCCGATGTTTTTCGTGCCTGACCCGTCCCCTAGAAGCAAGGATCGGGCTGAGCGCATTAAGAAGTTCCTACAGGGCGCGTGGATGCACATGCCCAGCCGGGTACTGAAGACCGGGGTTCGGCAGGAGTTTCTGTACGGGTTAAGCTTCTTGAAGGTGATGTTCGCGTCGGACCAGTGGCCGGACGCGCCAATCGCTCCTCCTGAGGGGTCTGACGAAACTCAGCACCGTGAGGACCTGATTGCCTTTATGCGTAAGCGCAGCATCTCGTTCCCGTTCTTGGTAAAGAATGTTAACCCGAGGCATATGATATGGGACGACTCAAGGTCGGGGATAAAGTGGGCGATTGAGACCTATGACACCCCGGCTCGTAACGTGAGGGCTATGTACCCTCAGTGGGAATCTTCTAAGGGTCCCTCCGAGATGGCCTCCTGGACGGAGTATTGGGACGACACCTTCGTTGGGTACATGGCGGACAACGATTGGGTCTGGGGACCTTTTGAGCACGGTTACGGCTTTATGCCCTACGTGCCGATCCTGCCGGCAATCGCTATTGATTACGATGTCGGCCCGCCCGAAAAGCGGTATAGGGGAATTTTAAGGCCGGTCCATAATTTAATAGAGACTGAAGCTCGTATTATGACCCAGCTTGAGGCGATCTTGCGTCGTTACTCCTGGGGTACTATCGACTTCTACGGCAACAAGCTACAGGCGGCGCAGACGGCTGACGAGTATGAGATATTCGGTGGCAAAAATATCATACCGCCGGGGGTGGAGCCCAGGCCGTCCCCGCAAATGACTCCCCCGCAAGAGCTTATTACCCAGCTTAGCCTAATACAAACGATGATCGAGGAGGCGACCTTCCCGAACGTAGTGCGAGGTGCTCGCCCTCGTGGGATATCCTCAGGGTTCGGGGTGTCGGTGCTTGCCGGGATGGGGCGCTTGCGGTTCACCGACTACGCCAACGGGATGGCAAACGCCATAGAGGAAGTTAACAAGCGGTTTCTGATGCTCATTGAGAATAAGCTGAAGGGGCGCGTTACCGTCAGGGCTCGAAGCCAGGTGCATAGCTTCGATCAGGCGATAGGGCCTGGTGATATAAAGGGGTTTTATGAGAATAAGGTCAAGCTAAAGGCGGAAGCCCCTGAGGAGCGAGAGCGGGAGGCCATATTGGCAGAGAGGCTGTATAAGTCTCGAATCATATCTCAATATGAGGCGATGCGTAGGGCTGGCGTAACCTCCCCGCTAGAGGAGATGAACCAGATAGCGGCTGAGGAAATCCTGCAAGGGATA